CATAAAATGATTCATATGCATCTTTATATTCCTGTTCTATTGTGTCGTCTATTTTTTTAGGATAATCCATCACTACATATTCTCTTTTTTCTAATTCTTCTTTTATTTCTTGTGCTTCTTTATGAAATTTTGCTAAACCTACAATTACTATTTTTCTCATAATACCTCCATCAATAAATTCTCTTTTTCATTTTTCACATTATATCATAACCTTCAAACTATTTAAATACAATTCCGTCAAAACTTGTTTATCTATACCAACTCTCGTTCTAATTGTGACCAAAGTGTGACAATTTTGCTAAAAAATGTACTAAAAAAACACCTGCTAAAATCTAGCAAACGCTTCATTTTATTGTGGTTGCGGTTGTAAGACTCGAACTTACGACCTTCGGGTTATGAGATGTGCTTGAAACGTTTATGTAATTTAGTGAAATCAAGGGTTTTAGCTGATATTTCAATAAAAATTGGGGAAATGGTTTTTAGAACATTTGTGCATTTTTTTGAACTTTTTTGAGGAGTTTTTCCCCAACTTTTCCCCAAAAAGAAAAGCAAAAAGGATTTCTTTTTAATATTTTTCAACGCCATCTATCCCGAATAACTTCACTGACATTTTCCTAATCAGTTCTTTTGACCATCTGGACGGTGTGTTCTTTCCGCAGTTCTGGATGTCTGCAATCTCTTCATACGATACCCCATCAATATAATGCATTTTAAAGGCATCGTATTTATATACCATTTCTTTCATTTCATATTCTGCCCGCAGTTCTTCCATTGCTCTGTCAATATTCGCAATCATCATCGCTGTCTTCATTTTTGATCTGCGAACACTTCCAAGATGTGCGCCTTCTCCTCTGAATACATCATACTGTTCTTCCTTCAGTTCATCTTCCTCTGATACTGCGCTTTCAATATGTCTTTTCATTTCGATGTATTCTTCCATCAGCATCCGTGTGTTGTGCAGTACCTGCTGCCTGCGGATCTGTCTTTCCGCTTCCAGTGCTGTCTGCACCACCTTCTTCACGAAGGTTTCTTCATTCTTTTCCTTTTCCTGCTCCATATTTGCCACACCATCCTTCCTTTATTATCCTTTTGTCGTCTTCTTTTTCGGTGGTCTATACTGCTGCCGTTTCGGTCGTTTTACCATCGGAATTCCTCGCCTTCTGCGCTCATTATTTGACATCCGGCTTTTCTCCTCATAATACCGCCGCCATAACTCTCTTTTTCTGATCTGCGTTTCTGTCATCGTATTATTTTCATGTATACGCCTGAAAATCTCTGATATTTTATCAGCTACCTGTCGCATATTCTCCATCATTTCCGCAAATGCCATATTCAGCTTCACAGCTGCATCACTGATCATTTTCAATTTCAATGTTTCTGCTGCCTTATCCGGCGACAGATTCCATTCCGCTTCCGTTTTTCTGATCACTTTTTCCACTTCCTCCGGTTCAACCTGCATTTTAGCCGCAATATAAAATTTTCTGTCTTCATATGCCGGAAGATCTTCGATTTTTCGGATTTCTGCATCTTCTGTTTCCTTTTTTTCTTCCGGTAGCGGAATATCATTTACAGGAATTACCATTTCCGGCTTCTGGTCTTTTTCTTCGACCTGAATTCCGCCTTTTTTGTATTTCTTCATTCCGATCTTCATTTTTGTTTCTTCGATCGCCTGTCCTACTTTTCTAAACGCTTCTTTCAGCCCCATATCGTCACATCCTTCCTTTTCGCTTAATTGAAAGGCAATTCTTCGTCAATGCCTTCCGGTATATTCATAAATCCATCATTTTCCGTCTGATCCGCTTTTTGATGTCCTCCTGCTCCCCCGGATCCTTCTGCTGCCGCTTTGCTTTCTGCGAATTCGATGTCTTCCGCAATCACTTCCGTCGTGTATACTTTGATATTGTCTTTATTTGTGTAGCTTCCTGTCTGGATCCGCCCGGTCAACACAATCTTCGTTCCCTGATGCACATACTTTTCCACAAATTCCGCACTTTTCCCAAAAGCAACACAAGAAGGAAAGTCAGCATCTTGCTGACCTTCCTGTTTTCTGCCCCTTTTATCGACCGCAAGCGTAAATCTTGCAATCGCCATTGGATCCTGCCCCTGTGTGTATCTCACCTGTGGATCCCGTGTTAAACGTCCCATCAGAATCACTTTGTTCATGCTTTTATCCCTCCTATTAACCTTTCCGTTATCTGTTCATACAGTTTCTTGAATATATCTCTTTCAGTCCTTGTCTTGATCAGTTCTTCATTCATTTCTGTCTGTACTTTCGCTTCTGTCTTTTTCTCCTCTGCTTTTTTCTCTTCTTTCTGATCAGTGACAACTGTTTTGTCCTTCGTCGCCCCCCCGCATCGCCTAAACCGATCGAGATCATCAGCCCTATGTCGATGTTCTGCATCTCCTGCGCTGTACACACTCCGATGTATTTTCCAATGCGCTCCACAGCGACTGTGTGGATCTGTTCGCACAAAACAGTGCTGACACGCCCTGTTGATCGGATCGTGCAATGTGTCGGAAGCTCATTCTTTGGCTGCGTTGTCAAATATACAACTTCCAGCGTCTGACTGTTTTTATTATTTTTATCATTGCTAACGATCACGCCCGGTCTGTCTGCCTGCTGTTCGCTTCCTGTGTTGTATCCTCCCCGGCTTATATAATAGATTTCTCCTCTTTTTACATCATCTTTCGGAAGTGTTGTTATCTGCATCTTTCCTTTCTCCTTTCCTGTCCATGTCTTTAATACCCTGACTGATTGCCTTTGCTGCAATTATGATCAGACCTGCAAGAATCGCCGCTGCCAGTATCATCACAAGCCAGATCAGCAACGATCCTGTTGCATTTATCATTCTTTCGATGTTCATCTGCATCATGATCCGATTTCCTCCTTGTATTGTTCCTTCAGCATAATCATTCTTTCTTCCTGCTGCTTCTTGATCTTTTCAATCTTTGTGATCAGACGCTGGATCGTCTGCGCCCGACTTCGGATCTGTCTATGCAGTTTGATCTGTCGTTCCACCTGCTGCCGCTTCTGAATCAAGAACTGCATTTCATGATCTACAATCAGCACTGTGTATTTCTTCCCGCATTCCTGACAGGTAAAATACTGTTCTGTCACGTTGAATCCTTCCGCCTGTCTTGCGATGATCCTTGTTTTCACATTTATGTGTTCAATTACAGATCCGCAGACGTCGCAAACAACTTCTGATCCGTTTCTGTACGCTTCTTCATTGAATTTCTTTTCCATGTCGTTCTCCTTTCCTATGTCGCAGGCATCAGGACATCTTGACTGTTTTCCTGATCCGGCTGCGCGTGTGCGGGCATCACCCCGCACATATGCGCCATCATTGCAGCGATCGCTGTGTCAAATTCCGGTTCCAGCTTTTCATACTGATCATCCGGCATCGTTTTCCATAGCTGCGTCTGAATTTCTCTAATTCCGATCATAGCGTTCATCAGTCTATCCTGTGTCAGCAACTTCTTTGCGCTGTATGTCTTCAATTCCGGTTTTATAAATTTATCTTTATCTGCCATCAGTCTTCATCCCCCAAGTCAATCAATCCCAGTGCTTCCGCATCGTAGACATCCATGATCCCGATGACAGCATATCCTTCAATGATCGCACTGGATGTCTGCGCATCGTCTGCGCATGTAATGCACACACGCATCTGTTCGCCTGTTGACCTTCCATCGCAGAATGCAAGCAGTGTCAAAATTTCCTTTTCTCTGTATCCTGCCTGATCCTCTTTTACAATCATGTGGCGGATCTTTCCTTCTTTGATGTCTTTGAACAGTTCCGCCGACACTCGCATCATTCGCGCTTTCTTTTCATCCGAAGGCAGGTTCTGCATCTTTTCTTCCTGCTCCATTTCAGTCAGCTTTTTCGCCGTTTCCCTGTCGATTGCCGCCTGTTCCTCGTCATATCGCTGTTCCGGCGTCTTTTCAGCTTCCGCCTTATCAACATAACGATCACAGTCCTGACATGTCCCTGTTTTCACGTTGCATTCTGAATATCGCTGGCATGAATAGCAAAGTGATGTGATGCTTTCCGGATGTGCCTGCTGCCATTCTTCTTCCTGCTCCTCTTCTGCTTCCTCCTGCTCCCATTCCTCCGGATCTTCCGGCAAATTCATCTGTCCCGGAATTTCTGCTTTCTCTGCTGCTTCTTCGATCTCTTTCTTTGCCTGTTTCACTTCTTTTAATGACAGCCCGCCTTCTTTGTACTTTTCCAGCAGTTCCATCTGCTTATCCTCTGCCATTCCGCTAATTTCATATGCTGCTGAAAATGTCAAGCGACCTTCTTTCAGTTCTGCTGAAAATTCAGGAATTAAATGCTTATTGATGCTTTCAATCTGTGCAATTTTCGTTCCGGTCGTGTTCATGATCGAAGCGATCACGTCCCGCAGGCGTCCGCTGTCCAATTTGTACCCCTGAAGTGTCAATCCATTATCCTTCATGTACTGAAGCGATTCCTTCAGGCGTTTTTCTTCTTCCAGCATGTCAGCGATCGTTTTATCACGATACGCATTCGCAATGATCAGCTGCACCATTTCTTCGTTCTCTTCAGCTGCGCTTTTGATCTGACATGTCACCGTTTCAAAATCTTCATATCCCTTTTCCAGTAACAAATTCAATGCACGCCATCTTCTTTCCCCGGCGATGATCTTATATTCTCCGCGTTCACACGGCGCATATGCCACTGTCATATTCTCCATCAGACCAACCGCCAAGATCTCCTGTGCCAGCTGTTCAATTCCCGGCATCGAATAAAAATTCCTGTCATTGCTGTAAATCTTCCGGATGCTAATGTCCC